GATAACTGCAGAAGACACAGTAGTATCACTTGGAAATACAGATGTATTCAGTAACTTTGCTGGAATTTCTACAGATAGAGGAGAAGCACTAATAGGTGAAGAGATTGTTTCATATGTAGTTGGTACAGGTCAATTATTATTAACAAGAGGTATTTTAAATACAACTGCTACATCTCACGAGACTGGTTCAACTATTCAAACGTATGAGATTGCAGGAATGCCTTTAGTAGGAATTAACACAACACATACAGTTCCAACTAATACAACACTTAGAGATGCTTCTAATATTGATAATTATTATCTTGAAGTTGATACTGTTGGAATCGCTCCAAATAGAGTTGGCAAATCTCTACTTTGTTTTTCAAATGAAAAAGCGATTGGTGGAAGAAATGTAAAAATTTCACAGAACCATCAGTTCAGTGCAATCACTCCTCAATTTAATGTTCTCACACCTGGTAGTAGCACTCGTGTTAATACAACAATTAGAACTGTAAGTGGTACAAGTGCAGATGGTAATGAAATCTCATTTATAGATCAAGGATTTGAACCAGCAATATTAAATCAAACAATATTCTATCCAACTCCTAGATTAGTTGCATCTAAAGTTAATGAGTCAACTAAATTATCCAATTTACCTAAGAACAAATCTCTTAGTATGAATGTGAATATGAGCACTACAGACTCTAATCTATCTCCAATATTAGATACTAAAAATGCAACATTTATTCTTGGTAGAAACAAAATTAACAATCCTATTGGTGTTGAAAATTACGCAACAGATAATAGAACTAATCAATTAGAGGATGATCCTCATGGTTCTATCTTTGTTTCTGATAGAATAGATTTACAGCAACCAGCTACTTCCCTGAAGGTTTTGATTGGTGCGAGTGTTCAACCTGAAGCAGACTTTAGAGTATTCTATAGACTATTCAGTGCTGATTCATCTGAAGTATCACAAACATACAGACCATTTCCAGGTTATAAAAACATGATTGACGAAGATGGTGATGGATTTGGAGATACTGCTATTGATGTTGCCTTAAATGATGGTAGACCAGATAAATTTGTTTCACCAAACGAATTTGATACCTTCTCAGAATATCAATTTACTGCAAATGATTTAGAACAGTTCAGTGGATTTGTAATAAAAATAGTTATGACATCTACTAATGAATCTTATCCTGTAAGATTAAAAGACTTTAGAGCAATAGCATTAGCATGATACCAGTAGAAGGACACAAAAATCTATTTCGTGATGAAAAAACAGGTGCTATAATAAACACCGATGACAGAGGATATTCTAATTATATGTCTGATAAAAGAAGAAATTCTGACAAACAGGCAGAATTAGATCATGTTAAAAAAGAACTTGAGACTCTTAAATCGATGTTAAATGAGCTTGCCTCAAAGATAACATCATAGTAAATATAAATACTTTTTAGATCTGAATTGCTAATTTAATGGCAGATATCAAAGTCAGAGTAGGACAACAGAATGCAACCAAGGTGATTTCATCACTAGCGGGTGCTGGAACCCTCTCTTTATCAGAATTAAGTGACGTAAATGCCTCCAGTTTATCTAATGGAATGGTACTAGTATATAATGGTGTGACAAAAAAATTTGACGCAACATTGGAGTTGACTCCAGGTGCAGCACAGAACTTAGACATCAATGGGGGAAATTTTTAAATGGCTAGTATTATTAGAATCAAACGATCATCTGGTACCGCTAAACCAGCGAGTTTGAATTGGGGTGAAATGGCATATGTAACTGGTATTGGCAGTTACGGTGGAGTCAATCAATATAAAGATAGAGTTTTCTTAGGAGATGATGGCACTAACGTCAATCCTGTAGGAGGACACTATTATACTTCAATGATGGAGCATACTCCAGGTAATTTGACAGGTGTAACAAATACAAGAAATAGTGATGGTGGTATAGTTGCTGTAGTTGATAGTGATAGAAAAATAGATGAATGGAATGTAGATAATATTACTTTAAATGGAAATTTAATTTCAACTACAGATAATAATGGTGATCTTGTAATTCATCCAAATGGAACTGGTGATGTTGTTATACCTGATGATAGCAGAATTGGTTTTGGTGGTGGAGCGAATGGAACTGGTGCTGTTGATGCATTCATTAAATATGATGAGGCTGGTGTAGATAGATTAGAAATTGGTGGTTCAGGAACAAGATTTAGTAATACTACAGATGCAACTACAAAAGATACTGGTAGTGTAATTTTTGAAGGTGGTATTGGAGTTGAAAAAAATGTATTTGTTGGTGGAGATTTAATTTCTGATGGTGGAAGTGCAAGATTAGGTAATATAAGAATTGCAAGTAACGTCATTTCGTCACTCGCAGGTGCAGATAATACCATATTCATTGACCCATATCCAGATGGATTAAGTAATGAAGGTAATGTTATCATTAAAGGTAACTTACAAGTTGATGGTACAACTCATACAGTTAACTCAACACAGTCAACTGTAAACGATCCAATTATGACAGTTGGAGAAGTTACAAGTTCTAGAACTGTTATGGCAGCAATCGCCTCTGGTGTTTCTACTGCTATTTTAGATGATGTTGGTGGAATCGCTGTAAATGACTTAGTTCAAGGTACAAACTTACCTAATAGTGGTTTGACAACTGTTACTGCAATTAATACTGGTGCAAAGATGATTACCTTTACTGGTACATCAGCAGCGGGTATTGGAACAGGAACTCAGTTTACAGTTACTCATGCAACAGATACTAATACTGACCGTGGTTTAAGTTTCAAGTATAATGTTGGAGTTGGTACTGCGAATACAAACGAAGGTTTCTTCGGACTTGATGATAGTTCAATTGCATCTAGCACAGTTGGTACAGGAAATCATGGAACTCATGGTGATAATAGTCGTAGATGGACTTATGTTCCTGATGCAACGATTACTGGTAGTGTTGTTGCTGGTACAAAAGGTTTCTTAGATGTAAAAGGTATCTACTATCAGTCAGGAAACTTTAGTTCTGGTGGTGTAGTTTGGTTTGACAGTGAAGGTTTACAACAGTCCACAAATGCTCCTGCATCTCCGATTGATACTTCGACTCAGATTCTCACTGCAGTTACAAAAGTAGTGCTAACAATGCCTGGTAATGTTACTCTCACAAAAGGAGATATAATCAAACAAAACAGTACAAATGCTTTTGGTGTGGTAGAAAGTGCTGTAAGTGGAGCAACTACAGTTCCTTTAATTGGTGTCAGTGGTACATTTAATAATTCAAATACTTTAGTTAGAGAAGGTCAAAGTGGTGGTCTTGCAAACTTAGCAGCACCATCTAGCGTGGCGACTACATATATTAATAAGCCAAGCTTTACTTCGACCCTTGATGGAGGAACGTTCTAATATGCAGCAAAACAGTGAAGTCGATGTTAATGTATTAGTGAACTTATATCATACAAAATTAGCTACAGCATTAAATCAAAACGTTCTTTTGGAGGCAAAACTCCAAACTCTAAAGAATGATTATGAAAAAGAAAAAAATGAACTTTTAGAGCAAATTGCAAATCTAACGGATAGTCATGGCGAAACCAGAAAGTAGAGGACAACTAATAAATTTCGGTTTACGTAAACTGGGTTATCCTGTTTTGGAAATTAACCTTGATACCGATCAAATTCATGATGCCCTAGACGATACGATTCAATTATATAACGAACGTCATTATAATGGTATTGAGAGAATGTATTTAAAATACAAAATAACTCAAGACGATATTGATAGAGGTTCTGCAAAAGATACAAATGGAGTTGGAATAGTAACTACAACAGGTATATCAACTTCAAATGTTACTGTCACTAATAATTTTTATGAAACTTCTAATTTTTTATCCATGCCAGATCATGTGATAGGAGTAAACAAAATATTTAAATTTGATACTAGTTCTATTTCAGGTGGAATGTTTAGCATCAAGTATCAGTTGTTTTTAAATGACTTATATTATTTCAATTCAGTTGAATTATTACAGTATGCGATGACAAAAACTTATCTTGAAGATATAGATTTTTTACTTACAACTGATAAGCAGATTAGATTTAATCAGAGACAAGATAGATTATACTTAGATATAGATTGGGGAGCACAAACAGTAGATACTTTCATAGTAATTGACTGTCTTCGTGCGTTAGACCCAGAGGAATATAGACAAGTTTACAATGACCCATTTGTGAAACTATATTTTGTTGCATTATTGAAAAAACAATGGGGAATGAACTTAATAAAGTTTAGAGGAACAAAATTACCAGGCGGTATTGAACTAAATGGTAGAGAAATTTATGATGATGGTGTAAGAGAGATAGAAGCCTTAGAACAGAGAATGGCAAAAGATTATGAACTTCCTCCTCTTGACTTTATTGGGTGATGAATAATGGCATTAAATCCATACTTTTTACAAGGTTCTAGAGGTGAACAAAGATTAGTACAAAGTCTAATTAATGAACATCTAAAAATTTATGGTGTTGAAGTAACATTCATTCCTAGAAAATTTGTCAATCGAGCATCAATTATAGAAGAAGTTACTGCCTCTAAATTTGATGATAATTTTGCAATTGAAGCATATGTAGATACTTATGATGGATATGCTGGTGCTGGAGATGTGTTAACTAAGTTTGGTATGAGTTTAAGGGATGAGGTAACTCTTACAATATCAAAAGAAAGATTTGAAGAATTTATATCACCTTTTATGAACTCTGATGATGATATTGAATTGGCATCCAGACCAAGAGAAGGAGATTTAGTATACTTTCCACTAGGACAGAGATTATTTGAAATAAAATTTGTAGAACATGAAGATCCTTTTTATCAGTTAGGAAGCACATATGTTTACAAATTAAAATGTGAATTATTTGAATACGAAGATGAGGTTATTGATACTTCTATAGATGCAATTGATACTCAAGTAGATGATGTAGGATACATAACAACTTTACAATTAACTGGTATAGGTAGAACTGCAACAGCAAATGCTATAATTAACACTGGTTATGTTCAAAAAATATTCTTGAATAATGATGGATTTAATTATGGTAGCACACCTACAGTTTCTATAAGTACATCTCCGAATGGGAACTCACTTGCAAATGCTACTGCAGTTGCTATTACAACTGTAAGAGCTGGAAGTCAATCTGTTGAAAAAATATTATTAACTAACGCTGGTTTTGGATATACTGAGACACCGACAATTACAATTACAGGTGGAGGCGGATCTGGTGCTGCTGCTACATGTTCAATTGAAAAGACCTTTAATGGTGTCGTGAGATTTGTTATGACTGATAATGGTATTGGTTTTGGCACTGTTCCTATAGTCACTATTGCTCAACCTGGTTCAGGCACGACAGCCGTGGGTATTGCATCCATAGGTAATATAGGTTCATTCAAACAAGTAAACTCGATATTCATTGAGGATGCAGGTAGAGGATACACTTCTGTTCCAACAGTTACGATTGCTAATCCAGAAACCATGAGTGGTATTGGAACATATCAATTCAATGAAGTTGTACAGGGCATGCGTTCAGGAACACAAGCAAGAGTTAAAAGTTGGGATTATGATACTAAAATACTACAGATTAGTAATGTTGGAATTGGCACTACTACAACAGGATTCTTTACAGGTGAAGATATTAAAGGACTCTCTTCTGGTGCTCTATTCAGTGTTACTTCATATAATAAGGATGACACCACCGATAAATACAATGAAGGTGACATATTTGAATCAGAGGCAGACTTATTGATTGACTTTTCAGAATCAAATCCATTCGGGAGTTTTTAATGACTTATCCAGCACCAGATAATATAGAATATGATCCTTGGTTTGACGATAAAGTAGAACCATCGACTCTATTAAGACCTACCAGAAAAGAAAAACTAATAACTATACATGAAGTGATGTATCAGTTATCAAGAGTTAGTCATAACATGATAGGTGGTTCAGAATCATACATGTAAAAAAATGTTAGGGAATTATTTTTACCACGAAATTGTAAGAAAAACGGTTATTGCATTTGGCACACTGTTTAATGATATCCATGTGCGTCATGATGATGGTGCAGGAAACATGATATCAGAAATTAAGGTTCCTATTGCATATGGTCCTAGACAAAAGTTTTTGGCAAGAATTACACAACAAGCAGAATTAAATAAAGCAACTCAAATTACATTACCAAGAATGTCATTTGAAATTACTAATATATCTTACGACTCTACAAGAAAGGCAGGTATCACACAAACATTTAAAGCAAGAGATAAAAACAATTCTCAATTGAAAAAAGTTTTTATGCCAGTCCCTTACAATCTTGGATTTGATTTAAATATTCTTGTTAAACAGCAGGATGATGGATTACAAATTTTAGAGCAAATATTACCTTTCTTTCAACCAGGTTTTAATATATCAATCGATTTAGTTAAATCAATCGGAGAAAAAAGAGATATTCCAATGGTGCTTACAAATATTGCACAACAAGATGATTATGAGGGTGATTTTTCTACAAGAAGAGCATTAATATACACTTTATCTTTTACAGCGAAAACATTTTTCTTCAATCACATTGCACAAACTCCAGAGGGACTTATCAAAAAAGTTCAATTGGATTACTATTCAGATACAAATACAAGAACAGCAAAACGTGTACAAAGATATACTGTTGTTCCTAAAGCAAAGAAAGACTATAATGAAGATAATGTTATAGATACTGCAGATGATTTATTAATTGAACCAGGTGATGATTTTGGATTCACAGAAACAAGCACATTCTTTGGTGATGCAAAAGATTTCGCACCGAATAGAGGGGTAGATATCTAATGGCAAAAGGTTACGATTCTCTTAATGATGCTTTCAACACTGATGGTAGTGTTGAGGTTGATGCGATTGTCAAAGCAGATGAAGTAACTAAAGTTGATGAAGTCAAGAAAGATTATGATTATACAAGAGGTAATTTATATTCACTCATAGAAAAAGGTCAAGAAGCGATAAATGGAATTATGGAAGTTGCAGGAGAAACCGCAAGTCCAAGAGCATATGAAGTTGCAGGACAACTTATAAAATCAGTTGCAGATACTACAGATAAATTAGCAGATTTGCATAAAAAAGTAAAAGATATAGAGGCAGATAATCCAAAAACTCAAAACACTGTTACGAACAACGCACTCTTTGTAGGTTCTACGAGTGAACTTTCAAAGATGTTAAAAGACGGATTGCTAAATAATAATAGCTCTGAATAGTCTGTATAATGGCGAAGACTTCCTGTAAGAAGGGACAATACTATTGCAACACTGATAAGAAGTGTAAGCCTATTCCTGATGGATATAAAGTTCGTGAAGATGGATTTTTAGTTTCAGAGGGATCGAATCCTCGTATTCCAAGAAAAGCAGGACAACCTGCAAAATCAAAAAAACACTCTGACTTATATACTGATGAAGATCCTAAAGGAACTATTCATGGACTTGGTTTTAAGGATGTCGCAACAGCGAAAGCTAGCGTGGCAAAAATTAGGAAATCAGGTCGATCACATGCTCATAAAATTCAAGCAGCAATTGCTATGGAGCAAAGAGCAAGAGTGATGGGTAAAACTTCTGAAGCTGCAGTTTATCGAAAGTTTATCAATTCAATGAAGAAAAAGACTAAGAAAATGAATGAAGAGAAGCATGGTGATCACGAACCAGAGATGATTCGTAGTCAATTGAAAACTGCAAGTAGAGCTTCTAAACGTATTGAAAAGCATTCACGTAAGAAAGAAAACTTCAAAGCGTGGGTACAATCAAAGATAACTAAAGCATCTGATTACTTAGATACTGCTGCAGATTATCTTGATAGTAAAGATGTTAAAGAAGCATCAAGTCCTGCTCAACAAGCAGCGATTGCTATTAATATGAAAAAGGAAGGTTAGAAACCTAAGACTATGAAAGAAGGTTCACTTCATAAATGGTTTAAGGGTTCTAAATCTAAGGACGGTAAAGGTGGATGGGTCAACGTGGTTACAGGTGGAACCTGTGCCAGTGATGAACCAGGTGAGGGAACACCTAAATGTGTTTCTTCTGCGAAGAGAGCAAGTATGAGTAAAAAAGAGAGATTATCTGCAGCGAGAAGAAAGAAAAAGGCAGATCCAAATCAGCAATCTAAAAGAGGTGCTGCAAAACCTACCTATGTCTCAACTGACAAAAAATCTAAAAAGAAAAAGAAAATGAAAGAAGAATTTATCTCATTACCACTTCAACTTGAAGTTCCACAAAATGATGGAGAATTTAAATTAGGTCTTATGTTCCGTGAAAGTTTGGAAAAAGATCGTGGTATGCTTTTTATATTTGAGAACACCGATCAACATTCTTTCCATATGAAAAATACTTTCGTACCTTTAGACATAGCATTTATAAATGAAGAGGGTATAATTGAAAGTATTAAAGAATTAAATCCAATGAATCCAGTTCCTGTATATCCTGATGGTGATATAAGATATGCAGTTGAAGTAAATCGTGGTTGGTTTGCAGAGAACGGTATAGAGGTAGGAGATATTCTTTTAGAAGATATAGAAGAAGCAGAAATAATTACAGAGGTAAAAGATAAGAAAGGTAAGGGTAGTGGAACTAAAGATGCTTGTTATCATAAGGTTAAGTCAAGATATTCAGTCTGGCCAAGTGCATATGCATCAGGTGCATTAGTTAAGTGTCGTAAAGTCGGTGCTGCAAACTGGGGTAATAGTTCTAAGAAAGAAGAGGTCGAAGTATCTGGAGAAAATTTAATTGAGAGAGGAATAGGACATACTATGAGTAGACAACCTGGTGGTATGCAAAAATTTATGGCAGATAGAGATAAAAGAAAAGAACAAGCAAAAGAAATACTCAAGGATAGAAAACCAACACCACCAGTGAATAAAATAGAAGATCATTATGATTGGAGATCAACTTTAGACGAGAAGTGTTGGGCAGGTTACGAAAAGAAAGGAATGAAAACAATGTTTGGTAAGAGGTATCCAAACTGCGTAAAAAAGTCAAAGAAGAAGAAGTAAAGGATACTTCTTCTGAACTACAAGAAAAAATCAAAACATTAAAGACTCCAAAAAATCCTAAAAATATGGCATTGCCAAAGGGTGTAAAATCTCCCGTTGATTATACAAAATTGTATATGTCAAATGAATTAGAGGGTGATGTTGTTTCTGAAAGGAAAATGACAAAGAAACAAATGAAAAAACGTGATGAGATTGCTGATGCAATTGGTAAGAAGGATATGAAAAAAAGATATGGTGATGAAAATGTGAGATATGCAATTGCTACAAAGTTA